AAGCACACGAAAGAGCTCAACTTACTGATAAAAAAGCATCGGCTAGAGATCATGAAATTGACTATAAAAAAGTAGCCAAATCTGATGTTGTGTTTAGGGTCATGACATTCGATCATGTTCCGCTTGCTCCTGGTCGTAAAAAGACTGTTAAGTCTAGAGCTGACAGTCACGAAAAAGTAAACTTTCCTCCTTTTCAACATTGGAAGTTTGATGAAAATGACAATCTAATTTGTGTGGGTAAAAGCCATTGGAAGGGCGATGTACAACTAGGCGAATTTAATAAAGAACACGGACAAATGACTAACAATCTGGCTCGTATGTTTATTAAATTGTGCGAACGATACGCTACCAGAGGTAACGTTAGAGGTTACACATACAACGACGAAATGCGGGGACAAGCTATTCTGCAACTAACACAGATAGGTTTACAATTTGATGAATCTAAATCTAATAATCCTTTTGCTTATTATACTGCTGCTGTCACTAACTCATTCGTGCGCATCATTAACATCGAAAAACGTAATCAAAATATTAGAGACGACATACTAGAAATGAATGGTATGAATCCTAGCTGGACCAGACAAAACAGTAGCGGTAACAATTACAGCGGCCCTGTAACAGACGGTAGTGGTGGCGGTGGCGATTGGGATTGATTTTTAAATCCTGTTGTTATAAAATACATCTATGAATCTATTTAAAAAAGTAGCCTGCTTTACTGACATCCATTTTGGACTCAAAGGCGGCAGTAGGGTCCACAATCAAGATTGTGAAGATTTTGTTACATGGTTTTGTGAAACAGCCAAAGCTAATGGTTGCGAAACAGCTATATTTCTAGGCGATTGGCATCATAATAGATCAACTACTGATGTCAGTACAATGAATTATACTGTTAGTAATCTAGAAAAATTGAATAATTCGTTTGAACGTGTATATTTGATCCTAGGTAATCACGACGAGTACTATAAAGACAAACGAGAAATACACAGTTTAGAATTTGCTAGACTATTTCCTAACATTGTACCCATTAACAAAATACATACCGACGGTGATGTAACTATTATGCCTTGGTTAATTGGTGACGAATGGCAAAAAGTTTCTAAAATTAAAAGCCGCTATATGTTTGGTCACTTAGAACTTCCGCACTTTTATATGAATGCCATGGTGCAGATGCCAGATCACGGACAGTTGCAGAGCACACATTTTCAAAATCAAGAATATGTGTTCACTGGACATTTCCACAAGCGTCAGACCAGCAGAAATATTACCTACATTGGTAATGCATTTCCTCACAACTATGCAGATGCAGGCGACGATGATCGCGGCATGATGATTTTAGAATGGGGCAAAGAGCCCGAATATCATACTTGGCCTGGACAACCTGTGTTTAGAGTCTATAAACTCAGTCAAATTGTAGAAGAGCATGAAAAGTATTTGCGTGAAAAAATGCACGTCAGGGTCAATATTGACATTCCTATTACGTTTGAGGAATCCAATTTCATCAAAGAAACATTTATTAAACAATACAAGCTACGAGAAATGATGCTGATTCCGCAAAAAGAAGAAATGCAAGACATAGAATTTACGGGTGATATTGCATTTGAAAGCGTAGACACTATTGTTGTTAACCAGTTAACAGCCATTGACTCAGAAGCATACGATAAAAAACTGTTATTGGACATTTACCATAATCTATGATTAGAATTAAAAATTTAACTGTTAAAAACTTTATGAGCGTTGGAAATCAAACCCAAGCCGTAGATTTTGACAAAGGTCACCTAACTCTAGTGTTGGGCGAAAACATGGATCTAGGCGGAGACGATACTGGGGCACGTAACGGTACTGGTAAGACCACTATTATCAATGGTCTCAGCTATGCAATCTACGGCAATGCTTTAACTAACATTAAAAAAGATAACCTAATTAATAAAATCAACAACAAAAGTATGTTGGTTACTGTGACATTTGAAAAAGACGGATTAGAATATCACATAGAGCGTGGTCGTAAACCTAATCTATTAAAGTTTAGTATTAACGGACAAGAACTGCAGAGCATAGATCAAGACGAAAGTCAGGGAGATAGCCGAGAAACACAAAAGGCCATCGAAGATACTTTTGGAATGACTCATGATATGTTTAAACATATTATGGCTCTTAACACTTATACTGAGCCTTTCCTAAGTATGAAGGCCGGGGATCAACGAGATATTATTGAACAACTGCTGGGTATCACAATATTAAGTGAAAAAGCTGACAGTCTAAAAGAAAGTATTCGTCTTTCTAAAGAATTGATCACACAAGAAAATACAAAAATTGAAACTGTCAAACTCAGCAATCAAAAAATTCAACAGAGTATTGATGCGCTGCAAAGAAAACAAACACTTTGGCAGCAGACCAAAGAAGCAAACATCGATAGCCTAAATAAATCTATCAAAAAACTCAGTTTGATAGACATTGAAAAAGAAATTCAAGCACATAAAGATCTTACAGAATGGTTAAAAACTAAGTCTGATATTGACAACGTTAATAGTCTTATCAGTAAGTTGAATATACAGCTGGAAAAAGAACAAAAAATTCTTGTTAGATCAGAATCTGAATTAGCTCAACTACTAGATCACAAATGTCATGCCTGTGGACAAGATATCCACGACAGTAAACATACAGACATGCTAGCACAAAAACAAGCAGCCGTAGAAGAAAGTCTACGTCTGGTACAGGAACATGAACAAGAATTTGCAGCTCTTAATGAAGCAAAGTCTATTCTTGGTGAATTGGGTCCACAACCTGCAACAAACTATGACAGTTTAGAGGAAGCACTCAATCATAAAAATACTGTAGACAACTTGATCAAAGAAGTTGCTACTAAAACTAAAGAAGTAGATCCCTACACAGAACAAATTGAAGAATTAAAAAATACAGCACTACAAGAAATTGACTGGAATTCTGTAAACGAACTGACCCGTGTTAAAGAGCATCAAGAGTTTTTACTTAAATTGTTGACTAACAAGGACAGTTTTATTCGTAAAAAGATTATTGATCAGAATCTAAGTTTCTTAAACAACAGATTAGGCTACTATCTTGATGCAATCGGATTACCTCATTCTGTTAAGTTCCAAAACGATCTTACTGTGCTGATTACACAGCTAGGGCAAGATTTAGATTTTGATAACCTATCAAGAGGCGAGCGTAATCGTTTAATTCTAAGTTTAAGCTTTGCATTCCGCGACGTGTGGGAAAACCTCTATCAAAATATCAACTTATTGTTTATTGACGAGTTAGTCGACAGTGGCATGGATGCTAGCGGTGTGGAAAGTTCTATTAAGATACTTAAGAAAATGACTCGTGAACGTGATAAGAATGTATTTTTAATCAGTCACAGAGATGATTTAACTAACAGAGTTAATCAAGTTCTTAAAGTTATCAAAGAAAACGGGTTTACTAGCTACGCTACAGATGTAGAATTGGTATGAGTACAGAAGCGCACGACAGAATGATCTATGCTTTTCAGCAATATTTCAAATGGCAAACACGTTTTGAGTACAAAAGATCAAAAGAGGCCGGAATTAAGGCACGATATTGGCTATCACAAATACGTAACGAGGCAAGCACAAGGCGAGTAGAAATACAAGATAAACAAAATGAAAGAAAAGCGGCCAGAAAAGGCATAGTGGGGAGACCTCCAAACGTAAGTAAGGACATATGACATGGACTTATCACGGACAAACTGTAGACCAATTACCTGAAGATTGTATAGGATTTGTTTACATCATCACTAATTTGATATCTGGGCGCAAGTACATAGGCAAAAAGCTGGCAAAATTTTCAAAAACAACTTATAAAACAGTCAAACTTAAAAACGGCAACAAAAAGAAAAAGAAAATTCGCAGTAAAATTGATTCAGATTGGCGTGATTACTACGGGTCTAATCAAGAATTGCTAGCAGATGTACAAAATTTAGGCGCAGAAAACTTCACAAGAGAAATACTTTTTTACTGTAAATCCAAGGCAGAATGCAGTTATATTGAGGCTAGAGAACAATTTACGCAGAAAGTTTTGGAATCAAAAGACTATTATAACGGTCATATTCAAGTAAGAGTACACGGCTCACATATACTCAAGGCTCAAGAAAACAAGGCAAAATAATGCGGTTTTTGGCTAGCGCAGGCCTAATTTCATGCGCTCTAAACCTGGTCTACGTGTACGCAGGGATGGAAATCTTCGCCGCAGAAGTACTCAGCAACTACCCATTTGGATGACGATCGCTAACTAAGCCCTGCGATTTTGCTGTTTGAAAAGAATATAAAAGGCAAAAAGAGGGGAGAAAAACCCCACGTGTGCGTTAGTGATAGCAGATTAACGTATACCGCCGTTGTGATAA